CTGGAACAAAGTTTTACTTTCGCTCGTTAAGCTACCCCCGCGAAGTGTGAAATCTTTCGATAAAAACACACTAAGTGACAGTAACTTTCTTCCAGGCTCAACTGGCTCTTAAAGTTGTGACCTACATCTTGTTGGGGCAAAGCCCTTTCAAGTTCAATCAAAACTATAAGAGGGCTAAGCCCGACACTGATAATCCTAAAATTCAGCGCACACTTGAGTCACCCAAGTGATTCCTTCCGTCCAACGTGACAGAAAGTCTAATGATATTTAATGACATCACTGTCAGGGTTTTACTTACAATTCGGCGTACTGATACATAATCGGTACTCCTGTAAAGAAATAAAATGAGAAATCTTCTCCAGCTGCAGTCCATTGCTGAAATCCGATTTTCTCGTCCGTTCCCACACGGAATGCACTATCTAACCCGGTTGCGAACCAAGAACTAGTAGATGGACAATCTAAATCTTGAGCTTTAATAAGCCTTGAATAACCAATCCTTCCCTTATTATAGAAAGGAAATTCTACTTCTACTCCATTATTAATCATTGATCCCGTTCCCGCAGCACCCTGCCAGGACGTGTTAGTAAATGCTTTTGTAAGACCTGCCGAATCACTATCCCCTGCGCTTATCGCCTCGGTAGTCCAAATACCGGCAGTATCTGGTGAATAATTTTCTCGTTCAATCAAAGGTAAACCCATATTACCTGATGTATGATACAAGTATTTGTGTCTTATAGAACCCCTATATCCAGCATAACATGCTTGGAAAAAACTAATAGGATTCATAGCACTGTGTGTATATCCTCCGAATTGTTCAGAGTCTATTCCTTCATTATCATAACCATGTTGATAAGGAAATATTTTATTCCTCAACCTAGTCACATTAGTTCCGGTGCCTGCTGTAAATGCGTTATACCAATATCTGGTCATCACATATCGTTTGGCTAATTCTCTAATACTTGTAACGTTCTCTCCAAAGAAAACATTCATTGTTTGGTCCTCTGGTGTGGACTCAGTTGCAATTGTTTCCAATTGAGTGGCTGCTAATGGTTCATCTACTCCATCTTGTTCTACTATTCCACTTTGAGAAAGCAAAGTCTCCTCTTGTGGATGTCTAAAATATGTAAGATTCTTAATTTTCTCGCCATCAGGCTGAGCAAATCGTGCATCATCACACATAGACACGTAAACATTAATGGAAATATCAGAACTAGCATTTGGTGACACTAGTTCATTAATAACGTCCAATTCAAGGACACCATTAGTTGCTCGCATAAATAATTCAGTTAACCTAGTTGTAGGTGAGAAATTTAATGATGTATCAATTTCTTCACATTCCAACCAAGGTTGATGTTGTCCCCAACCAATAGTAATCTCAAAATCTTCCGATTCGGCTATATCAATAACTCGAGAATAGTTAGTGTTATAATCCACAGCAGCACCTAAGCTACGAGGGTCATAACGTACTAACATCCGTCCTTTATGATAAGCTGATTTCACTATTTGAAATCTGAATTTCATGGAACCTTGCCAATATTTAAACATTTGCGCCATATGACACGCGGGAATCATGTGTAATTCCTGCCTAAGTGTTGGTGTAGTGTAAGACACAGATCTAAACAAATCTGGTGCCACACGACAATTAAATAGCATATCTCCTGGTGCAGAATCACTAGTCCAATTAAAAGTTGTCAAATAAGATTCCCTCTTAACATAGTCTAGTACTGCCATTTCGTCTCTTCCTTCCAAGCCTGTAACCCTAGGGTCCACAGTAACTTCGTTTTTAGAGTCCAATGTTAATTTATATACAGTATCTGCAGCATCCACATTACAAACATTACCCAACGGTACTGGTTTAATAATTGATGGATCTGTAATGACTGCTGGTCTGCTATAACCAAATAATCGTGCCACATCGCCTACACCACTCGCCACTATTTCTGTAGCGCGAGCATAAGGTCTTATAAGTGGTATGCTTTTTAACATTCCTGCGGCTTTCGCAACAGCGGATGCTGGTTTAGAAATAATTCCTTGCCCATATTCATCACCTGAATTCATTGTTCCAGATTGTGATGTCAAAGCAGGCAATCCTTTAGAAGTTGGCATTGTTAGTGTAACATCAGTAGCCCATAAATATACATTAATGGTTACTGGATTACCTACGTCTGTGTGCCGCAAATTTCCAAAAGATCGAAATACTACTTCTCCTAAACCGTCCGTAATACCTCCTTGAGTGAGTGGAATGTAATTCTCCTTATAAAAATAAGGAATTTCCAAAACTCCACCAGCATTCAAGGTTGGGTTAAGAAAAATATGGGGCTTCTGCGAAGCTCCGACCAAATCGGCATCTAAAGCAGCACCAAGACCACGTTCTATCGTGACTTGATCAAACCCACTTAAGGGATTGTATGATACTAAAGCTCTGCCATAATGAAATGGTGTTCCACTAATTAATACTTTCATATGCAAATTCATGCGTAAAAGTTCAAAATTAGCAATCTTATCCCTAATAAAAGAATTAGTTAAATAAGCTGTCCAAGGATTCAATGTCTCAAATAACGGAGAATTGATATCCCATTGATATGTTGCCACATTAATAGGACGGCATAAAAAGTTACCTAAATCGCTGTCATTATTGTTTGCTAAATTAAATGTAGCGTCTGGCGCGGTTGGTACCGTAGTATTCCAACCGGCAGACTCGTCGGCAAAAGTTGTAATTTCTGCTTTCGCAGTATCATCAGCCATGCTAACATTCATTGTTGCGGATTGCGATGGTAAAATTAAATTTCGAAGATTTTCATTCTCCGCCTTTAACTCTGCCATTTTGCGTTTAAGTTTCCTATTATGTCCGTACTTTCGTGCGACATCATGTTCTAGTTGGTGAATACGCACCAACGCCGTTTCCAGTGTATAAGGGGACTGGAACTCCCCGTTGTGCATAGATAAATCCAATGCACTTGGATGTTGTGTAATACTAGTAATGCAATTTTATGTACAATAGCACAAATGTATGCATCATAACATCTGTGCCAGAGCTTCTCTTGTTTATAATTTCAAATTATTCCACTAAATAGCGGTACTTCACGAGGGAAGTTCAAGACAAAATGAGTTTTCGTAATACATAATTGGTTTGGAAGATACCAATTATGAATTCGTAACTACCTCACCTGGGTTCTTTGGTTTTAATCGCATGTGTCCAACGCGATGTCAAAATTGTGAAATATTCATCCTACTCTTCTTTCGAAGGAGGATATGGGTTTTCTTCCCATTCGTACTTCGCACAGTACTTAAGAATCTGTTCCCTATATGTTGGGAATGATCCTACAAGTCCTATGAGATTACATTCTTCTGCCACTTGTTTAAGTTGCTCACATCTTTCCACGTATTTCTCGCGTCCAAAATGTGCATACTTATCAAGCGCATCTCTAATTGTACATGCAGCATGTAATTCCTCTGAAATTTGAGAACGTCCATGTGCATGTAACATTTTGGAAATTGAAGATTCATCAATCTCAGCACGATATAATTGCAATTCATCGTCCCAAACTGCATTGTGTTTCAAAAAGCCTGCTTCTGAACCATGTATAAATGGTACTGATTCAGCTTCTTTGTCTGCCATAGTATAAGTGATGTCACTTTCGGCTAAAACACGAGCAATATTGGTATGATTATATGAATCATATCCTTCTTTAACGGACATAATATTATCATCTCCATATGTCAATAATGCAACAACTTCTGAAAATACTGGTACTTTCCACCATTTTTCTTCTTGTGCAATTTTGTAATATACATAACGCATATACAAACTATTAACTAATGAATTAGTAACAACAGTCAATGGATGTCCCGAAGGATTAGATCCATAAAACTGTACTAATGTCCCAAAATAATCATATGTTGGCGAGCATATTTCTGTGGCAATTCCGCGCATAATCATCAAATCATCCGCATCATAATGTCCACTACGTTCTGCTAAATTAATTAAAATTTTAAAACTCGCTAACATAAATCTTGGTGACATACGTCCATCAAAAGATTTATAATCTCCTGCGACAACTCTATTTACTCCATGCTTGTACACATGTTTCATCATTGAAGTCCATTCAGGTGATTCTACATTTAAACCAACTGCACATTCAAAAACTTCCTTATTCTTCTGCATTAAAGCTGAAATAGTTAAAAAATATTTTCTTACCAAAATGATAAAATAAATATTACTACCAGCAAAAACACGTACTTTCTTTTTCCCAATTTTCGTGGGTTCGTCTTTTAATGAAGCCTTAAATACGGTATTGATTCTATTTCCTTTCAACAAAGTTTCTTCGAGTTTCTTAACCTCCTCCAAAACTTTGGGGTCTATATCCCTAGGGCATGAAATTCCTTCAACCTCCCTAGAAGACTTACTAACAAGTTTTGTCTTGGGACCTGACATTGGAAACCCACAGGCTGTTGCAAAATTCATTGCATTGATTCCTGTGGCACCATCTAATCCTGCCAAAACAACATCATCACTTAATTTGCCTAATTGATGTAATTTACCTCCTAAATTTTTGTTTAGTGTGGTTTCATAATCAACTACGGCTTTATCAATTAATTCTGGATCAAACCTAAATGCAGTATGAGTTTTATTCTCAATATCTGCTTCCTTGTGCATAATATCTCTCATTAAATGAGGTTTATCATGCATCCTTTCCAAGCCTAAATGTTCATGTACTTTCCTTGAAATGGAAGATACTACAACTTCAGACTGTGGTGTTGATCCTGGTCTATTGTGAGCACCATATACGACGCATCGAGCATCATGTTCCAAATTTCTTGTAACACATAACTCATGCGGTTCATTTAATGGTCCAATCTCAATATCTCCAATTACGGTATCAAATGATTGTCCGGCATGTGAAGGTAAAACTGATGGCCTTAAAGCAATCTTATCAATTGCTGTTAAAACTTGGCCCCTAGTAATAAAACCAGCGGCTGCTGTACAATTTCTTCCTCCTAAATGGAATCCGCCAATAAAAGGCATTTCCCTATTATCTCGGCCAACAAATGTCGCCATACATAAACCTTGAAAAGTTTTGTCTGGAAAATAGTAGGATAATGATTCAAAAGAACCTCCTAAAGTCGTTCTACTGACTCCTCGGGTTCCCAACAACTTTCGGTAATATTTAATTTCACCTTGGTCATTATAAACCATGTCTCCAACTATTTGTTTGCCATGTGAAATATTATCCGGAAAATAAGCGGTCAAATCTCTTTGATCTCCTAATTCTGGAACATACCACACACACAAATCCGTTCCTGGAATCCTATAACAAGATTTCATGGAAATGGTAACATTTTTGGGATTAGCTCCTGGTTTAGTAATAAGTGCTTCCGCACAATAGTCTGGGACTATGTGTGAAGGCAACAACATCATATTTCCTCGAATAGGTAAACAATTACAAAATCGTGTTGTACCTGTCTTCATCTTAATATGAATCATCATAATCCTTCGACTAATCAAACCAACTAATTGGTCTGGTGTTGTAGAGCGTGCTGTACCTTCTATTCTGGGGTTAAAACTAAAACGTTTGTAGCGTTCATGTTCATCCCAAAATTCAGATGCATTAACTTCCTTACGTGATGGAATCTCATCTACTTGTGGTTTGATGAGTTCTGCAGCTTCTGACTTCAACAGTTTATAAATAAATTTAAGAACTGATCCAACAAAAACCATGGTTGTTACACCACCAATCAAAGTAATTAATCTTGCTCTTTGCAACAATGTCATTTCCTTCAAATATTGACTCGGTTTCTTTATTTTCCGAATTTTGTATTTAACGAAATAACAAATTGATTTATAAAATAACCATTTAATAACTGGTAATAATAGCACAAAAACAATGAAAACATACAATGTAATCATTTTAATAATATATAATGTTGTAAACAATGTAAACAAATACAAAGTTTTATACTTATAATATCTTGCCATAATCCAGTTATAAAACATGTTAGTATTCATAACCATAAAAACAAATTCGCTCAATTTTCTTAAAATCAAGTCTTCTAATAAATAATATTTTTCCAAAATGGTATCAAAAAGGCCAAATTCTGATTCTAAAATCTCATCTCTCCTTTTCATGCCAACTGGAAATCCTTCAGCATCCAAATCGATTTCAACATTATCACGTTGTGTTTTAACAAAATTTTTCTGTTCACTAAAGTGTTTAGCTGTAGCGTACTTCAAATATTTCATAAAAGTGTATATGTCTACGTCACGCATTTCACGTCCCTCAAATTTAATGGGAACGTAAGTTACGCGCGCAACCTTATTCTTACCCGAACTAATATTGCCGGAATGTAAG